AAAGATCCCCCTGTTGAGCACGGCTAACACCTGGAGTGCACGCCAGACTTTCAACGGCGGGATCACCGGGACGCTGACGGGGAACGCCGATACCGCGACGAAATTAAAAACAGCCCGCACGATCGGTGGTGTGGCATTTGATGGCTCTACAAACATCAACCTCCCTGGTGTAAACACCGCAGGAAACCAGAACACCACTGGTAATGCGGCAACCGCGACAAAACTGGCAACAGCGCGCAGTATTAATGGTGTGTCATTTGATGGAACCAAAAATATTAGTATCAATACTCTCGTTGGTCGCGGGCGTGTTACCGCCTTAACTGGTGCCACACAGGGAGCATCAGCGGGTATCCAGATGTATGAAGTTAGCAATAATGGTTATCCCACTACATACGGAAACGTTGTTCATCTTAAAGGTGCAACCTCTGTCGGAGAGGGGGAACTCCTGATTGGCTGGAGTGGCACAAGTGGTGCACATGCTCCAAGTTATATCCGTTCTCGACGAGATGTAACGACTGCCGAGTGGTCAGAATGGGCGCAAATTTATACATCTAAAGATTCGATTCCTGGTGTAAATACAACAGGAAACCAGAACACTACAGGAAATGCGGCGTCTGCAACAAAATTGCAAACCGCAAGAACTATAGGAGGCGTGTCATTCAATGGGACTGCAAATATTAACTTGCCTGGCGTTAACACTACGGGAAATCAAAATACGACAGGTAATGCAGCAACGGCTACAAAGTTGCAAACCGCTCGCGCAATCAGCGGCGTATCATTTAACGGTAGCGCAAATATCGAAATCATTCCCGTAGGCGTCCCCTTGCCGTGGCCTTCCGCCACGCCTCCGACAGGCTGGCTGAAATGCAATGGCGCTGCCTTTGATATGGAAAAATACCCTCAGCTTGCCAAGGTATACACTACCGGTAAATTACCTGATTTACGCGGTGAGTTTATCCGTGGTTGGGATGATGGACGTGGTGTAGACAGTGGACGATCACTACTCAGTAATCAGGATGCAACACTTATTCGCACAGCGTTACAGGATTATTACGGGGTTGACGTGGCTACTTCTGTCAAGGTTGGTATAGCATTTGCTTCCGCTGATAAAGCGCAAATAATCGGAATGCCTTCTGGTGCTAAAGCCGGGGATAACAGTGACTATGTTCCAGCTTCGGCTGATAACTCAGTTACAGGCACACAAAGAACAGCAGAAGATAATTTTAATAGCGTATGGATATCTATGCGACCACGTAATACATCATTTAATTATATTGTGAGAGCTGCATAATGGATAACGCGATATTGAATAATGAACTTATTGCCGTACAGGCAGGAAATATTATCGTTCATAACTATGATAGCGAAACATTAGAATATATATCTGCATCAACTGAATATCTTGCTGTTGGTGTTGGCATTCCGGCCAATTCCTGTTTAGATGCTCCTAGCACACATAAGGCGGGTTATGCTATCTGCCGTTCGGCAGATTTAAATTCATGGGAGTATGTGCCAGACCATCGCGGTGAAATCGTTTATAGCACCGAAACAGGAGAATCAAAAGAAATCACAGCACCGGGGGATTATCCTGAAAATACAACCACCATCGCCCCGTTAACGCCATATGATAAATGGGATGGTGAGAAATGGGTGACAGACACCGAGGCACAACACAATGCCGCAGTAGAAGCGGCAGAAGCACAGCGCCAGTCATTGATTGATGCTGCAATGGCTTCTATCAGTCTAATTCAATTGAAATTACAGGCAGGGCGGAAGCTGACGCAAACGGAATCCACCCGACTAAACATCGTGTTGGATTACATTGACGCGGTGACGGTAACAGATACCAGCACCGCGCCGGATGTCCTCTGGCCTGAACTGCCAGAGGCGTAGACCATTCAATATATGGTGCACTGGATATATCTGCTACCTCCGGTGCATCAAGGTATTAATCCACAAGCGATATTGGTCCCAGAACCACCATTCGAAGGCCCAACATCGGGCCATAATTATTATTCTGGTTTATCAGGCCATTCAGGGTTTTCGGTATCTACTCGACTCACCAGAACACTGTAGCGTTCCCATGCTTCCAGCCGGGCGCGTTCATCATCAGTAGCCATATTTAGCTTAATAGCGCGTTCCAGCGGCTGAATGACTAATTCAGCTTCTGAAAGCAAGGTGTTTTTTTGTAACTCCGCCTGTTGTTGTAGTTCATCTTGGGTATAAATCCGTTTGATTACAGTGCCATCTTTGAACAGCCAGTTACCAGAAATATCCGCGCGACGGTTGGCGGTTATATTCGGTAACTCAACAACACTCAAGCCATCAGGATTGATCATTGACACATCTTTCTCAATACAACGAATAATACCGTTCTCGTCGTAGGCCATTTTTAAAGTATCATCCTGAAAGTTTTTCTGTTCCTCATACCAGTTTTTGTCATCATCTGACCATAACCAGACAATATTAAATCGTTTGGTTAACTCATATTGTTCAATGGTCTTGGGATTGCCTTCTTTAATGTTTTTTAAATGCATCATAATTAAATACTTCCCGCGTTATACCATGTGCCATTAATACAATACTGAACAGGTCTTGCCTGCGCGATATCAATTAATTCATCAGTATTACTATTGACAACACCAGTAAGAACATGCCCTGACCTGTCATGCCAGCCAGTACCATTCCACGTTGGAAGGGATGACAAACCACCTAAGCGAATACCTGTAATAAAACGCGAATTACATTCTGCGGCGGTATAAGCGCCAATATCACCTGCCGAGGGTTTATGAGCTGTTGTATAAATTTGCGCCCATCCAGACCACTGAGCATCATCTGTATCTCGCCTTGAACGGATATATGCTGGCGCGTATCCCCCACTGGTGCCGCTCCAGCCGATAAGTAACTCACCTTCTCCAACTGCGGACACACCCGTAAGATGAAGCACATTGCCATAGGCGTAAGGGTAGCCATTGTTATATGCCTCATACATCTGGATACCAGGCGTCCCCTTTGCATTCCCGCTTAATGCAGTGACGCGATTCCGGGATACCAGCGTATTAATATTTATATCGCTGGAACCATCAAATTTGACACCATTAATGTTTCGCGCGGTTTTCAGCTTTGTAGCTGTAGCAGCATTGCCGGACAGCTCACCAGAAAGGCCAGCACTGAAGGTTTGCTTCGCTGCCCATGTCTGGGCTTCGTCAATTATCGGCACTCGTCTTGTCGTGATCGTTCGGCTTCCCGGATTTCCTGAGATGCGCACCATGAAGAAACGGTAGTTCGCTTTACTTACAGTGCTGCGCCATACCTTCATTGAGCGCCCCGTACCGGAATCATCACTCGGACCAACTGCGATGTTTATCAGGTTGCCATCAATGACGCCCCAGTCCATACCGTCGGGAATGTTGGTCATGTTATCAAGCCGAACGGTTATCAGACTGCCCGGCACAAAATCGTAGGTCTGCCAGTCCAGACTGGTGAGTTTTGCCACTGCGCCGCCAATACCCAGATTCAGGGGCAACGAAAAGGAGTTATATACTTCTCGCCATTCGGTCCATTTGCTCCCGGCGTAGACGCGCTCAAAAGTACGCCCCTGTGTGGTTTCTGCTTTCCCTGTGGTTGTGTAACGCTGCCAAACAGACACACCATCAAAACGTCTGATTACTTCCAGTATCCCAAGCAGTGTTGCTCCAGCGGTATCCTGCATTGGACCGTTTGTTGCCTTCCCTGTAACGCTGTAAATGCCGGGGTCGGTTAGAACATTCAAATCCCCTTCGTAATAACGACACTCTGACTGATGGCCCACTCTTGACCACGGTTCCCACTGTGGATTCTCTGCATTCCATGTAGCAGAAAGACATCGAACATATACATTCCCTCGGCGGGTCGTGTAGCGTTGCGTGCGTGAGTACCCACCACCTTCAAGAACTTCAAGGAGTCCCTGACCATAACTCCCTTCTTCCGGATAGTTGCGGTCAAATGAAGCGATAGAGCCGCTACTGTTTCGCCATAAACCAAGATGCTCTGCGCCTCCGAGCGTATTCAGGTCAATGGTTGTACTCAGAGAGCGTGTTGCTGACTGAATCTGTCGCCAGTAACTCCACGGGCCGTCAGAGCCATTCCAGGAACCAGAAAGGTTGCGCATATAAACATTGCCAGTCCTGGTGGTGTAACGCTGCATTCCTGCAAAATTACCGCCATTGAATACCTCAAGAACACCTACGGCACCGTCTTCCGGGAAATGTTTCTCCAGTGTTGCGTTGGAGGATGTGGATTTATACCAGACACCCACATAATCCTTAACGGGACCAAATGTGTTCAGGTCGGCATCAAGCGGCATTTCGCCGTTGTTTTTCATAAACGTCAGGCTGGTGACGTCAAGGTTCGCAGGCGTCAGCGAAATATCTTTAGAACCGTCAAACAGCACGTTATTAATCTTCCGTGCTGTTTTTAATTTCGTCGCGGTGTCGGCGTTCCCCGTCAGCGTCCCGGTGATCCCACCGTTGAAAGTCTGGCGTGCGCTCCAGGTGTTAGTTGTGCTCAACAGGGGGATCTTT